TGTCGGGTCAGCGTGTCTTTCCTAGGTTTGTTAGTGCGGTTTGTGCTTGGTTGCCCATGGCCCATAGTACGACGCCAAAGTTCATTGGGTGTTGGGTTCCGTCAGGTTTAAGCCAACGCATTGTTGTTGGCAAATTTAATATTGTTGCGTTTGAATTCCATATTCGGTCTAACCATTTTGACCGCCCAAATGGTGTCAATAAGACGCCGTTGCCATGTTCAATAAATCTGTCTACCCATGGGGTTAGTTTGCTAAATGGCGGGTTGCACCATACAAGGCCGTCCCATGGTTTAGATAGTCCGTCGTCTGCCATGGTGTAGAAGCGGCGCGCTGGTATCCAGTCAATTCCGCCTGGCGGTGCTGCAACGTCAATGTCAAATGTTAGTTGTAGGGCGTCAAAGATAAATTTGGGTGTATACCAATCGTCGTTGCCTATCTGTGTTTGCGGTGCAGAAAATAACGTTTGTTGTCGAGGCATCGGGTTTCCTTTGGTTGGTTGTCATTGTAGGTCAAGGTCTAGGGCGTAGGGATTAGGTCAAGGGCGCTGACGCCCACAGCGGAAGTGCGCCGCTGCGGTTGTCCTCAAATTCCATGCCAGTATCGGTGGTTTGTGTCCCCCACTATTTTGACAATGTCTTGTCTGGGAAGCCTGTCTAGTTTTGTTCGGTGGATAACCCATCGCCTTTGCGTTAGGGAACGCTGGTCGCCTGCAATGCGCAAGCGTCTACCCACGTTGCCGTGTGTTCCCATAGACGGTTCCAGTATCCGTCGAGGGCTAGTGACCATCTCTGTATGGTCTGCTGTTATCGGTTGTATGTCAAATTATGTTTAATCGTGCGACACCCAGGCGCCGTCAATGAGGACACGGGCAAACGCTATATCGTGGTTGGGTATCGCTGTCCCTGAGATAGTCACAAAGACAAATTTGCTGAGGTAATCAACGTGTATGGATTCGTCAACCATAATAAAAGCAATGTTGCTGCACAAGTATTCGCCGTCCGCTATTTCGCCCTGGCGCATATAAACCTTAATTGGGTTTGCTGGCACAATCGTTTTCATGCTGGTTTGTTCTTTCCTGCTAGTCGGGTTGATATTGCGTCTATGTCTTTAGGCCGCCAAACATGATGTTCAGCACCGTTTTCGTTTATCGCTTGTGACCATAGTTCTTGGCTGTCGGATAGTCGCCCCATGTCGCTTTTTAGTTCGGCAAAGATTAAGCCTCGACCCTTTTGATGGCACAGCACAAGATCAGGAAAGCCAGGATGACCCGTCAACGGTGTTTTCCATACGCCCGGACGAATTTCCACAGCTCTCGTGTGCATGACAAGCCAGCCGTGAAGTTTGGCAAGCATGATGACCTGAGATTGAAAGTAAGACTCTTTCACGGTGCGTCCCTTTGTAGGTCAAGAATGTGGTTGAGCTGTGTCCGTGGCAGGGCGTAGCCTTCCGTGTCGGGGTAGGTCAACACGCCTTTAGTTCTGACCGTTGCGGCTGTCTCCCAACCTGCAATGACAACCAAATTGTTTTCTAGGTCAACTATGCACAGAATATAAATGTTGCCTTTGTCTTTACCTCTGACGACCAGGTGGTAATCGTTGACTTTTTTGCGTTGCGTAGCCCGTACTTCAAAGCCTGAGACGTCACCTAGATCGGTATGTTTCTCTTGTCCTGTCCATTCCAAACCTAGATAGATCGCCACAGCGAATTCGGCGCATACGCCTATCTGGTCATAAATGATTCGTTGTTCGTCGGTGCAATAAAATTGGTCTTTTTTGTTGTGTAAAGCGTGGCTGTCTGTGCGCTGTTTTGCTTCAGCAATACAAGTCTCTATCTGCATTTGGGTCAGCTGCACGGTAGGCATTACTTCACCTGCATTCGTTTAATGATTGCGTTGGCTTCATTCCAGTTAGCAGGTACAGCGCCGCCGTAGCCAAGTTCTGACAGTTCCTGCAACTGTTTTTTAGACACAGGCCATACTTCTTTGCCTGGCATGTCCACAATGATTTTCGGCGCTCGAGCAGGTGCAGCTGCAGGCGTATCGTTTTGGCGATTTTGTACTTCCTCAAACGACGCCATTTTGCCAAACGGAATCATCATGCCCAAAGCCCTACCTAAAGCGCTGGTGCTGCAATTCATTGCCTCTGAATTTTTTGTGTACGGCGTCAACCCAGGGAAATTTTCCCAACAGGTCGCGACACAAGGCAACGGGTCTGACGGGTCCCTGTAGACAGTCATAGTGACCGATATAAAAGTTCTGTCGCCAATAGTGACAATCTTTGCTGGTTCTTCTACGACTCTCATTTCGGGCCATTTGTCGAGCGCCAGCCTGAACCGTGTAGGCACGTCAACATAATCGCCTAAATTCACTTGAAGCCGCCTAGACGCATAGCAACAATAGTGTCTTGACTGTTCTTAGTCAGGTTGACAAGGTTAATGCCATGTTCCTCAGCTGTGTACGCCAATTCAAATAGGCATTTGCGTAACTGGTCAATGTCTGAACGCATTTGTTCTATCTGCCAGGCTGCCGCCTTCATAGCGATATCCGCTTTAGTGATAGCGGCGTTTAATTCTTGCATTTGGTCATTCATGTCGGGTCCTTTCGGGTTGTCGGGTATTGGTGAACATATCAGACGGGTACGGCGCAATACCACTGTCTCTTTAATTCTTGCCTTCGGCGCTCTGTTGTGGCAGCCCAAATGCCCGTCAGCTGTTTCTCACCAAACGACATTGCATAAGCAAAACAGTCGCTGTACACCGGGCAAGATTCACAGATAGGCGTAATAATTGCAAGGTTTTTTTTGCTGTCTCGAGGATTCGTAGGAAAAAACAGCACGGTAGGGACATCGTGACATGCGGCGAAGTCTTGCCAAGCGGGACGGTCGCCTAACATTTAATTGACCACGGCGACCAGCCGCATTCACCTTCGGCTTCACGGCCCGAATACAACAGCCAAGCGAAACGCAAATTGTTTGCAGGGTTCAACATGTCGTCAGGGAACGACCAGCCAAGATCGTCAAGATATTTGGTATGTATCTGATTCACTTGAAGCAAACCTGCGTCCCTGCACTTAAGCCCTGAATCGCTTTGGCTACAGGCGTCACTTTGGCACCGGGATTCACGCCACATAGCCCGATCTAACGTCTTTAGGATTATCGGGTTATCGGGCCAGCCTTGCTCTATTGCGAGCGGGAACCATACGCCACATTTATAGGAAGCAAAAGCGTCAGGCGCAAAAGTCGCTGGCAGGTGATCTTCCTCGTAATAAGGGATTGTGTCGTATTCTGCTAGCAGAGCGTCCTCAAGAGCGTTTAAAGCGTCAATGCGGGCTTTCTGCTGTTCAGGCGTAAGCATGTCTACCGTGTTGTATTGGGGTACGGTCAGCGGGGCGTTGTCAACGGGCGGGGAACCGCCGCCATACGCCCACACCAACCCTGTGAAGGTCAAAGCCAAAGCCAATAGGAATTTATACGGATTCATTTCTGTGTCCTTTAGTCGGGGTTAAGGTCGGGATATGTCTACCGAAGTAGGGCCGTCAAGTCAAGGACCCTGAAAGATCGTTTTAAACGCATGGGCCACAATGTCAGGATGGTCAGCTAGCAGCGGGCTTATTTCAACGTGGACCCATGCACCGTTTTTGCTGCCAATAGTGTTCTTTTCGTAGACCCGCCAGGCGTCCCTGTCGCAACGGTAGCCAGCGCCCCAACCAAACTTTGACGGTTTGTAAGTGTTGGCGTAGTCGTGTATTTCCTCAACGCCGAGAATGTCCCTGTGCGTATACAGGAAGTCGATCAGGTGATACCTGGCATTGCTGCCGCCGCCTAGGTCAAACGCCCGCCAAGTCGCATGCACAGATTTAGGCGGGTTAGGCATGCCCGAAAGATTCATATTTCGGTCAGCAAAAATGCCTAAAGACTTGACGCCAAACAGGTATTCGCAATAGTCCACAAACAGTTTTGTTCCGGCACGAGGCTTTTCATGCACGGCGTCTTTGTTTCCCGTGTACGGCCTTATGGTCATTTAATTTTCTTGCCTAGGATTGGCGGCACAATCTCACCATTTTTGGGGCGTATGGAATTGCCTACGCTGTACCCGATAATGCTGCCTAAAAGTCCTGTACCGGCTGACTGGTCAATTTTTGACGTAACCATTAAAACGGTTATGCAGACCATGGCGGCTAAAACCAAAAAAGCCTTTGGCGGGTTAGTGATATTCATAAACTGCCTAAATCTACGGCGTACAGTTGCGGAAATCTTGTTGCTGACCGGGTTGCTGTTGCCGTACCTGTAGAGGCCGTCAAAGTCGCATAAATCGTTAGCGACCCTGACGTTCCGGCTGTGTAAACCGTTGTCACTAAAGCGGTGTTGGAAATCAAAATGGCTAAAGGTGAAGTAGACGAATTATAGGGCGTACCTGCAACGCCTGTCGTAATACGGGCGGTGAGAGTACCCGCTGCCGTACAAGTCAAAGACGGTTCAAAATACTGCAAAAGGTAGCTTCTACCGCTTACCTGGGTAAAAGTGTAGGTAAGCATTATTTCTTCAGTTGTAATAGTTGTGTCTGATGACGTCGAGGTAGCAGGTGCAGCCATGAGGCCACGAGGCACATTATTCATTTGTGCCGCTGTCAAAATAGCGCCAGCAGTAAAAGTTGTATTTGGACCAGCCATGATTTGTACCTTACTAGACGCCTAGGCGGTCTGTGTCCAAGACGCCAAAAACGGCGTCGTTTAATATGAAATTTGCGTAATAAGTCAACGGTGTCATTACCATGTCAATGGTTGTTTGGCTGGTTGTGGCGTTGACGATGATTTGTTCAGGCCAGTAATACCCTGTTGTTGACACGCCGCCAGGTGGCGTATACGACAGCTGTGCAAACTTTGTTCGTGACAAAATTTGCCAATTAAACAGATTCAAAGCAGCAGCGTTTTGGGAAATATCGGTAAAACTTATGTTAATACATTCCGTATAAGGGTCGCTAAATGCGTTGGCGTACCATTCTGCCGTTTCAGAAACTAGGTTACTTTGCGCTGTTGACGCAGTAAAAGTGCGTGTGCCGTAAGTTGTTAACGCTGCACTACTTTTTGTCTCTGTTGACGCTGAACCTGTAACGGTTGCTTGCGTATAAAAAAGGCTGTTACTGGCTGCTTCAACACGGTCAAAACTTTGATAGGCAATTTGCGTCGCTGAAGTAGTCCTACCAAAAGTAGGCGAATTAGCGTTGATTAAATTGTCAAATTCTGACGTCGGATAATAATTTGTGTCGCCTTCGCCATTTGCGATTACGCCACGGTCACCAGTAAAAATTTCGTTTAAACGCTGACCGACGTTAACGGTAAACGTGCCAACCGACATTGCGGCATTTGTGCCGTAAAGGTCATTAATACTTATTTGTGGTAAAGCGTTGTCTATTTCAGCTATTTGGTTATTTGTAGAACTTAAAGATTGTGCAACAAAGTTTGCCATACCTGCCTGCAACAAACTGTCGTTAATCAAAATGGTTGCTGTGCTGTTGTTTGCGTTGCCAGGTTGGTCTTGAAAATTTCGTGAAGCAACTACCCCAATAAAACTAAAAAAATCTGTACCGCCTGTAGCTGTGGCTTTTAATCTTATGGTGTCGTTGATTTCAGCATATTGCACTTGGTCCGCTGTGTTGGTAATTGTGACGGTAGCCGTGTTTCCAGAATACGTTGACAGCGCCGAAGCACGCCCTAAAGTAAAACTAAGCGACCGCACGTATTGCGTAATATCTAAATTGCTTTGCGTGTTGTTAATAATTGTCCAAGTAAGTTTTGGCATCACATGTTCCGAATGTTGACCGGCACAGGGCCTGAAGTCCTGACGTACCTTTGTAGCGCCTGGACAACAGCGTTAGGGTCTGCGCCCTGCACGTTGATAGTGATGGTGTTGCCGCCCATACCGCCGCCACGGTTTAACGGTAT